CATAGGCAGCACACTGAAGAATAAGGTTATAGTCAGCAGCCGTACCCATATTGGTAGCAGAAAACGATACATCTTGTTCTCCTGAACCGGTAGGGATTCTTGTGGTTTTTGTATCCCCCAAAGTAATTGTTCCCCCGTTCTTCCGGTAGTACCATTTCACAGATGTCGGCGTAGCCTTTATGAATATCTCCAAAGAATCGCTATCTGCTATCGTGGTGAAGTTAGCTCCCACTCCTCCGTCCACATTGCCATCATTCATAGCACTAGCCACGTTCACTGTTCCCGAGCTCTTACGAATGGTAACTCCTATCGCACTCACACTTACCAATGTAATACCTGATTCACTCAAGGTGGGGCTTCCAAGTCCCATAAAAGCGTTGCTGTCGCCTGACGCTGCGTTGAGTGCGTTGGCTGTGAGCGTAAAAGTAAACGTAGGACTATTGGTAAAGACGTTGTTTATGTACCACAAAATACGAGTGTAGCGAGAAGCGGTGGCGGTGGTCGTGAGCGTCACACCTTGATTTCCGTACACTGGAGCGATGGTAAAACCCGCAGTGGTTGTATTTACGAAACGAGCAGATCCCTCAAAGTTCGTGTATGCCTTTTTGTTAAGCGTTGAAATGCCTATCGCAGTAATGTTGCCGCTTGAATCAATCGAAGCATTACTGCCGATTGTGATCGAGCCTCCAGTAATTTCAAGATTGCTCGCCGTCACTGCACCGGCTTCGGTGACACGGAACGGTGCTGTTGACCGGCTCGCGTATGCAGCGCCCGCCCAAAACCGTACATCATCACTTCCCGAAACAGTTGATGCAAGACCCATCGAGTTTGCCGCATCGCGTATGTAATCGGAACCGATTGAGAATCCGCCGATAGAACCCGATGACGCAGTGAAGCCACCGACGATTGTGAGCGTTGCTCCATCCCAATTCAAATAGTTCGATGAGTTGCCGATGTAGAACTTCATCAGCTCATCGGATGTATCTATACCAAGACGATAGCCAGCAGTGACATTTGTGAAAGCTGTCTTTCCGTTGAAGAGAATACCCGACTGTTGCTCTACGTTTGAGATCATCTCGCCCGATGTGAGATTCGCAGGATTTACCCCGCCAGTGATTCGGTGCTGCATCTCGGGAGTGCTCTCACCGATGAAGCCACGAACGAGGTCAGCGTCGAAACCAAGATCACGAACGCTGTACGGAGCTGCATCCTGCTCGCTGTTCGTAAATATAGGCATAGCTATTTTGAGTTCTCATGCACATCAACGTTCGGAAAGTCGAGCCCGCGAAGCTTAATCTGCTCACCAGTTGTCGAGTCAACGATACGGAACTCAAAGACGTTCGCCGTAAGAGGCTTGATATGTACCTCGGTCACGATGTCCTGAATCGTTCCAACCTGCTTCCAGTCATCATAATCCAAACGAGCCTGTAACTCGGCGCCGCGCGTACCATCGGAGTGTACAAAGATCTTCTCAGAGATTGTTTTCTTGAACTCACGGAACTTAAAATCAAACTCCGGAGACTGAAGGATGTACTTGATGGCAACGTCACCGTAGTCGCTGTTTCCTGTATTGAGCTGAAGGACCTGACCATCAGAATCACCTGCAACGTTCAGGACATCAGTACCGCTTATGTACTGATGAAAGCGCTTGAATGCGTGCGCATACTGCATAGGCGCCCACGTCTGACTGTCGATATTGTAGCGAAGAACGACATTCGTATACGTCTCAGTAAAGCCTCGGTCAAAGTTCAAGGTGACGTTTCCTACGGACCAATAAATATCGTTATTGTCGCTCCATCCATTCACGCTCGCATAGAACGATGATGCGATGCCCTCAACGAAGCGTTGTATCGGACGTGAGATGAGCTTCGGGTAATCTCCCGCAGTAGAATAAAAGCCGTTCGGTCCGTAGAAGAAATAGTTTTTCCCGCGCGCGCGCACCACGCTCTCGTGCGACTGTGTGCCGATGTTCACGAGATCATCAGGGAACGTGCTGTCGGTATTCCATCGTTTCAACGAACGCTCCTTGTAGATCATCACGTAGCCGGGAACCTTATTGAGTGACTTGATCGTTCCACCGCCATCTTCCTGCTCGATCTGAATGTTGCCCGAGCCAGTACCTGCCCAGCTCACTGATCCGGCACTGGGGTTCGAAGTGAAGTGCAGCTTGTCCGTGACCGCACCGTAAATACGATCCTGAAACTCAAGAGGATACTTAAGGCCAGCAGGTATGCCATCCAGATTGAAAGCACCGCCGGTAGATACCCACCCACCGGCACTAGAGTACGAACGAGCCTCACTCCCATTTGTCATGAGTGTGCTGTTTAGAAATGTTACATAGTGCTGTTTCGCGCTTGCTGTGAGCCCAGTCACGCCTGCTGATCCGGCAACAACATCGTATATCGACGTACCGAATCCGGCGAACAACTTACTATCGGCAAAAGTAGAATCGATATGCTGAAAGAGTCCAAGACAGGGATTGCCTGCAGAGAGTTGCGCACCGATGCGGTTCGTTCCTTCACGAGAGATGGCTTCGCCGAGCACCTTATCGAAGAGAAGATTGATGGAGAACGGCACAGCACTCTGCACCGCAATATCGCTGGAAACCTTCTGAATGTTTCCACTCGACACGTCTCGCCACCGGACTGTTTCGGTTAGTCGAGGCATAGTCTTTAAGAGGTTTCGAACGATGTACTAGTCCCGCGCCGGTTCGGACGATACGAGATCGTGTTGATAGCAGGACGCATTTTCCCCTTCTGACCGCTCACCTCTGTTCGAATCTGATCCTTTAGGATTCCACTGAAGATTATAAAGTCGTCATCCTTCACGTCAGCTTTTCCGTTATTGCGCCAGTACGCCTTCCCCTGCCACAAGAGCCAGTGCTTCACGGCATCGTATCTACTCATATCAATCGAGTCGGATTCAGAATCTACCTTCGTCACTTCCTGATAGTAATCGAGAACAACTTTTTTATTCTTCCATGTAGAACTCACAGTGGGATACGTTCTCATTGAACCCGAACGCACGTTGAAATAACGCGGTTCTCCTTCCACTTCACCCTGCCATACATTCGTGCCGACAGCGTGCGTGGCTGCAATAGAGCCATCCCCCGAAGCAGGAATGCCAGTAAGCACCCCTGCGGTTGCCGAGCGCGTAACGCCCGTGTACGTGATTTCATCAAGCGTACCACTCGTGTAAATGTGAATCGTTCCCGAGTCATCGAAGTCAAAGGAGTTTGTAATGTCCAAACTCGTCGCACCGATTGCCGGCTGTGTTCGAACAGTCGTCTGCGCAACGTCTCCAAGAAGCTGATCAAACTCCTTCTCATCCAATGGAATCAAAGGATTCGTTGCTGAACCGACACGTACAGAAAGAATCGACTTATTCGTCTCATTATCGTAAATGTTGTCCGGAAGAGTGAACTCAAACGTACCGCGCGCGGTAGATCCGAGCGCATAATTTGCAACAAGAAAACGACTATATCGCTTCAGCTTCCCCTGCATATACCGGAGACACGCATTGATCTCCGCAAAGGCAGTCTGCTTTGAAAAGCGCTCGTCCCACTCGTGACAAAGCTTACTGCGCACCGACTCAAGAATGAACCCGACCTCATCTTCCAAGAACTGGACGATTGAAGCTCCCCACGGAATTGCATCTGAATACAAGCCGTTCACACTATTGATGCTGTCGATGAATCGATAAAAGTAATACCCGGACGTCTGTGTTGTATCATCGTAAATATTCTGCGGCATCGTCGGGTCAACCGCTTGTGCTGACGCAAGGGCAGTCAAGGTACTGTCATCAGAGTTTGCATTAACGGCTGCGGACGCATAGTAGAACCGGACCTGATTCGCCGGGATAACGAACACGAGAGTCCCGGCAGGATGCGAACGCACGAGAGTAGCGGCAAGAGTTACCGTTGTACCAGTCGGAGTAGTAGAGGCGTGAGTCGCAATAATCTCTGCGTTCTCGCTACCCGGTGTTCGGAAGAAGAGGATCTTGTTTATCGCAACACCAGTGATATTTTTTACCGTAATCGTCGAAGCTCCTGCCGCGACATCAGCATCAAGAACGAGAGCAGATGCACCGGTGAAGAGTGCATTGATATCGGCATATATTCTTCGTGTTGGCATAGTGGTATTATGCCTCGTTTTTTGCTACTTCCCAATCTCGGGGTGCGCAGATTTTACGTGCTTCCCAAGATTCATTTTTGCGACGCTCTCTCCCTTACCGCCGACCATCGCCGGACAGTGAGGGCACTGAAGCTGAACAGTCTCTTTCTCTTCGGACGGCTTCTGATCTTTACCGAAAAGCTTTACCTTACACTCGGCACACATACCATCCATGAGACGCTTAATCTCCCTCTCGGCGGTATCAAGCTGTGCGAGAATCGGCACGTTACCTCGAGCAGACTGAGGGAGCTTCCCCATCTGATGAAGTTTCTGCCAATCTGGTACTCCTGCTGACATAATGATTTCTTCGTTAATTTGTAATGCTTAGATTATACACCCATTTCAGCACATCATATTAAGTAAGTCCGTTCCACGTCTTCACGCTAGCGATGGCCAGGCCGTTTACGGTCTTTACAGAAGCTTTTGCAAGGCCGTTGATGGGACTGCGTGTTGGGGTATCCATATTATTAGTTAAAGAACATTAGGAACTTGCCCCCTGCCGTAGCAGCGGCAGTAAGTGTCAATGTTCCACTCGCGTTAAACTGTACCCATGTG